TGCACCGAATGTTGGCGAGGAATGGGCGGTGCGGTTTGTGCGGTGTGCGAAAAACCGTTTGTCCGCGACCAATACAACATCTTTTGCAACAAGTGCGGCGCTGAATTGGAAAGGAGCGAACACAAATGAGTGAATACCTGAGCAAGAAAGCGGTGTTGGAGTGGTTGCACCAGAAACATGAAAAATTCCTTACCGGCGGTCATCTGTTCGAGATGGAAGCTATTGAGCAGGTGATCGCACACATCCAATCCGGCGCATTTGACGCCGATGAATCCGAGGGTACATGGAAGGCGACAGCAGAAGTATTGGGACGCGAGAATGCTCAACTTGACAGCGAAATCCAGCGTCTGCGGGCGGCGGCAATCAAATTGCATGAAACCCTGAATACCTACTGGCAGGGCGATTGTGAAAAAGCGGATGTGGTTGCGGTGCAGTCAAAGTTGTGTGATGTGCTGGGAGGTGGATCGGGACGATGAACTGTATGGTGATTGGACAGACGAACGATGCTCGAAGTGCGGAGCGAATTTACTGGGAAACAAAGTCGGTGATAGGACTTTTCATACCGGGGGTGAACGGGTGATGGACCGGTTGGACGAGATCAAAGCGGCGTTGGCGGAAGCTGACTTCGAGGAAATGATCGTTTACGGAAATGGCGGTATTGGCGAAAGAGTGGTATTAAAAGTGTGCCCTGAAATGCAGGTGGCTCACGTATACGGAGATGTGAAAAACTACCGCGAAAAAGCCTTTGTTTTCGCCAATGCCCCCGAATGGCTCCGGTTCCTGCTGGATGAGTTGAAACAAACGCGCAAAGAAAGCAACATGTTGCGTGAAGAATTGCATAAGTTTCAGGAATTGGCGATCAAGGCCGCGAACCATCATAAGGCGGAACGGGACAAGCTGATCGAGGGGTTGCGAAAACTGGCAAAGACCAACGCTGAGAACATCAGTGAAATCCGTGAATGGAAAGCGAAGCAGAATGATCCCGAAGTGACCGATTTGGACTGGTACAACTATGTCGCCCGCAACATCCTCAAAGAAATCGGGGTGACGGTGGAGTGAACCGCGGCGACAGATACCGGCCCATTGTCACGGTACTCAAAGTGAAAAAGAGTGTTCCGACCGTGATCCGCGTCTCCGGGCGGGAGTACATCTTGCGAGCTGAGGGGCAGTTTAACCAGCGGAAGAAGGGGGCGGTGAAATAATGGCTGAAACAACAACCACAATCAAGATCAGCCGAGGAGCGTTTCGGCACGTCGAGGCGGAATTGTACGCCTATCACGATACGTTGAGGGAGATTGAGCGATTGCGGGCAGATATCCTCAACGCCTCACCTGAGCCTGACAGAGTCGGAGGGGGGCGCGGCAACACGCCGTCAGACCGCACAGGATGGCTTGTGATCCGTCTTATGGCAGATAGACGTATTAATACCCTAACCGAGGTATCGGAGGCTATAAAGGCCGTTTATGACGGTTTGGAGCCGTCAAAACAAAAACTCGTTCGATTGCGATATTGGACGAAACCGCAATTGCTGACATGGGACGGCATTGCGATGGAGCTCAATGTGAGCCGACGGCAGGCAATGCGTTGGCGGGATGAGATTGTAACGGCGATTGCATTGCGAGTGGGGTGGAGATGACACTATCATGTCACTTTTGGCGTTATAAAATGCGTTAAACTGGTAGTGTCGAAGTAATGTCAAAAGAATCTTTCTGAGGAGCCCTGACCAATCGGTCCAGGGCTCTTTTTCGTCAGCCGCCTCGCTGGGTGGGGTGCGCCAGTCCTCCGCCGAGTCCGGATAAGTGCGGGGCGGCTTCCGAGGAGTACATGAAACCAGAAAGGAGGCTATCATATGTCATGGAACTCATCCTGACCAACCACGCCTATGAGCGATACGTCCAACGCGTCGGTCTGATCGACCGTGATGAATTGACCAGAATGCTGAAGCTGCAAATCCACCAGCCTGATCGGCGTAAGCGCGAATACATCCAGCTTGCCGGTATCTGGTGGAGGTATGGTATCAAGGACGGTATAGTCATCCTACATACCTGTTATGGCGAGCACCACATGGATTTGCCGGCTGCGATCAAATGGGCGAAGCGGTTTAAAGATCGGATTGCGTTAGGTGATGCGCATGGCGACTAAGCCGAAGCGTCCGTGCGGGAAGATTGGTTGTCGGAACCTGACGACAGAGCGATATTGTGCAGAGCATGTGTATCTGGAAGAACAGCAGCGAAAGGAACGCCACAAACGTTATGACGAGCAGCAGAGGGACAAGCAGGCCGCGGCGTTTTACAAGTCCGTGGCGTGGCAGCGAGTGAGGCAGCAGGCTTTGATCCGAGACCACGGACTTTGCCAAGACTGTTTGCTTGAGCAGAGAATCACGCCGGCAGATGTGGTGGACCATATCAAACCGTTACGACAGTTTTGGCATTTGCGGTTGGTGCTGAGTAACCTGCGATCGCTATGCAATCGACATCATGCGATCAAGACGCAAGAAGATAAACGGAGATATGGAGGGTGAGGACATGGGAGCACCGAACTGCGGAAGTAGTGTGACGAAGCCAGCGCATGGGATTAGCGTTGAGGTTAAAGTCGATACAACGCAACTTGACGAAGCGATCGCCAAGGCCAACCAACTTGTTCAGTTGCTTGAGCGCGCTGATGCATTAGTATATCGGATCAATAAGGATGGCAAAGCTTCACAGCGATAAAGTGTAAAATTGAAATAGCTGGGAGGGGGGGGTCAAAAATTTTCAAAGTGTTCTCGAAAGGGCCGCGCCCCCACTCGTTTGCGAGAAAATGTCCCCAAAAAGTTTTCAAAAATTTACATGATGGAGGTGTGCGGCGTGGGTAATCAGGTCATCGATTTTACGAAAATGCAGGTCGGCCGAAAAGGCGGCGGCAAGCACTGGACGAAACAAGAAGTCGAGTCCCGACAACGCGCCGCCGCCAAAGTTACCCGAAAGAAGAAAGTCAACTTGAAGATGCCGGCATGGTTGGATGATGCTGCGGCAGCTGTCTGGAAAAAGACCATCCGGGACATGAAAGACTTTGACGTCTTGGACAAAGTCGATGAGGACGTGTTGGCTGCGTACTGCGATGCTGTAGCCAGACACAAAGAGTTGTCCGACATGATCCGCGAGAAGGGCTATACGGTGTACAACGCCGCCGGATCACTGGTCGAAGCGCCGTGGGTCAAGACGCAACTCAGCTATGCACGCCTGATTGTCCAGTACAGTGATAAACTCGGCCTGAACGCGAACGCACGAGCCCGCCTGGCGCGCAAGATCGCCCAGGAGGAGGTCGACCCGAATGCAGACCTCTTTGACTAACTTGCCGAAGGACCTGAGTGAGCTACACCCGACGCATCGTTATGCGGTCGAGGTTGTCGCAGGTTTGCGTTCGGCATGCGAGCTGGAGTGGCTTGCTTGTGAACGGCATCTCAAGGATCTGCAGCGACAGGGAACGGAAGATTTCCCGTATGTATTCGATGAGACGCGTGCTGACCGCATCTTCGATTGGTTTGAGCGTTGCTGCCGGCATGTTCGCGGTCCGTTCTCAGGTGAGCTGATCCGGCTGCTACCGTTCCAGAAATTCGACCTCGGCAGCGTCTTCGGATGGGTACACAAGGACAGCGGAAAGCGGCGATTTGTCCGCTCATATAACGAGCGGGCGAGGGGGAACGTCAAGTCAACAGAAATGAGCGGCATTGCGCTGTACGGTATGTGCGGCGATTGTTTGTATCCGCCATACGACCCTTCGAATAAGCGGTACGAAGATTCTCCCGAAGTGGAATGCGCAGCTGTCGACAAGCAGCAGGCAAAGCGGGTTTGGGGCGACGCTAAAGCGATGGCTGAAAAGTCGCCGGATATTCTTAAACGACTCAGGGTAAAGAGAACGTACATTGAGCATGCGACGCGCGGTGGCTGGCTCCGACCGTTGTCGAAAGACACGAAGAACAAAGACTCCGGCGCTCCGTGTATCGTGATCATTGACGAGTATCACGCGCACCCGACAAGCGAAATTGTTGATGTTTCCTATTCGGGCTTCGGTAAACGCCTGCAGTCGCTCATGATGATTATCACGACAGCAGGAAAAAACGCCGAAAACAATCCATGCAAGAAAGAACGCGACATGTTGGAGAAGATGCTGCGCGGCGAGATCCCGATGATTGAAACCTATTTCGCGATGATCAGGACGCTTGATCCAGAAGACGATCCTCATGATGAGTCGAAGTGGGTTAAAGCAAACCCAATCTTGCAGGAAGACAACGAGTATAGCAGGGAACTGCTCCGGCAAATCCGAACCGAGCATGACGAGGCATTTAACTCCGGAGACCCGGCGAAGATCCGGGAATGGCTGACCAAGCGTGTTAACCTCTGGCAAGCAGATAGCGAGGAGAAATACATGAGCGGGATCATGGACAAATGGAAAGCCTTGGCCGTGCCGCGCAAAGAATTCTTGCAGTTGATTCGAGGCAAACAAGGTTGGGCCGGCGTCGATATGTCGAAACGGATCGACCTTACGGCTGCCGCGCATGTGTTTTGGCTGGATGATGGCCGCTTGGCGGTTACCGCGCACGGTTTCATGCCGGAAGAAACGGCAACTAAGCATGAACATACCGACCGCGTTCCTTATAAGCATTGGGCGAAGGAAGGCTGGTGTACGCTGACGCCTGGCGCCGTCACGGATTACAAATTCATTGCGAACTATCTCGATGAGTTCGAGTTCGACAATGGCTTGACGATCTTGGAGGAATGTTACGATCAGCATAATGCTTGGCATTTTATGCAGGAACGCGAAGCGGCAGGCAAGACAGTCGTGGAAATTCCGCAAATCATGAAAGTTCTTTCTGAGCCAACAAAATATTTCCGCGAGCTTGTGTTGCAGGGGCGGGTTGTCCACGATGGCAGCCCGCTTTTGACTTGGTGTTTATCAAATGCGGTCGAGATTGCGGACAGTAACGGCAATATCAAGCTGAGCAAAAAACACAAGGATGACAGCCAGCGGATTGACTTGGCAGCAGCCGTAATGAATGCGATGGTACGGGCGATGTATAACGAAGGACAAACGGATGTCTCGGAGTTTGCGGAAGAAGAGTTTTTGAAAAAGTTGTGGGGGTAAAACTCATGAAAAACCTGATCTATGTCCTGCGCGATTTCGCGGAGGACATTTTGATTCTCTCCGGACTTGCGATCATCAATTACGCCACGTTCCAGATCCACTCCGTGGCTGGATTGTACTGTTTGGGAGCGACTTTGGTACTTGTTGGATTCACCATCGCCCGCCATCCTCCGAGAAAGGAGTGATCAACCTGAATGCTATTTAGACAAGCAGTGAAGTCGCAAAATCTGATCGAAAAGCGAGAAACGCTTGAATTGAATGTCGATGACAAACGATTGCTCGAAGTGCTCGGTATCGACGTCGGGGACGTGAACGTCAAAGGCAAGAATGCTCTCAAGATCGATACCGTATATGCCTGCGT